ACCATCAGCGAACTCATTACTGCTGCGCAGGAAGTGTATACCAAGCAGACTGCTCACTTTAGAGCAGCTCCTGTAAGTCGCGCAATGGTTTCTGTTTAAGTTGTTATTCTCTATCTATTTATCTCTGTCTCTCCTCTCTCTGTTTAATTAGACAGTCAAAATGAGATGTATAGGGAAGAACACAGTATAACAATCTTTTCTAGAGTTCTTTTTTACCCAAATAAGTATCCAACGTAGGATATAGTAGGACAAGGTAGGATACATTGAATCTAGAAAAGCTTGACAGAGGTAGGTTGATAGACTCAAATGGAAAGTAGGAAAACATGAAGAAACTTGTATTAAACGAACAGATTGAAGTTCAGTCAAGTTATGGTCCACCGAAGGAAGTAATGCTGATTAAGTTTGGCAGAACTGTAACAACCAAGGGTGATTATTTCTTTGATAGAGAATCTGCTGCAAAGGTACTGGCAAGGTATGAGAGTCGAGGTTTACATTTAAACTTCGATTACAATCACCTATCTATTGATCCTTCGAATGAGGAACAGGGTAAAGCTGCTGGTTGGTATGATCTCGCATTAAGAGATGATGGACTCTGGGCAGTTAATATAACCTGGACTCCACGAGCATCTGATATGATTTTAAATAAGGAGTATCTGTATATCTCTCCTGCAATTGCATTGGACAATGAGAAGAAGGTAGTGCGACTAATCAATGTGGCATTAACCAACCTTCCAGCGACTGATGAGCTAGAACCTCTTACTAGATTGGAAGAGGAACTATTAATTGCTACCAAGCCAGGTGAGAAAACAGTAAACTCTAAAGTACTGAGACTAGAGGAAAAAATGGAAGAAATGAAACATCTTGAATTAGCGAAGAAGCATCTCAAGTCGTACTGTGTTCATTCTTCAAAGGCAATGCTTGAGTCAGGAGATGATGATCTAAAGTCTATGTACAAGGATCATCACAGTCGTGCAATGAAGCTTGCTGAAGAAGTAAAGGGACATATGAAGCGTCTAGATCCTGGCATGCCAGATGGAGATGAGGATGATATGACAGAGGAGCAGACAATTGCTACTCTAAGTGAGTCTATTAAGCAGCTTACTGGCAAGGATAATGAGAGTGAGCAGCTTATGGTTCTTACTGCTTATAAGAATGCAGTAGAGACAGTTGCTCTCTTGACTGAGGAGAATGATGGTCTTGAGAAGAAGATCGTTGCTCTAAAGGATGAGATGACAAATGCTGAGAAGATTCAGTTAATTGACCAGGCAATCAGCGGTAAGGAAAAGAAACTATTTCCTAAGCAGCGTGTTTGGGCACTATCATTGAATCTAGATCAATTGAAGGCATATCTAGAAGCTACTCCCGTGCTAAATGTAAATACAAAGTACGAGCAACCAATTGTCGCATTAGTTGAAGATACTAGCATGAAGCTAGAGGATACTGATAAGGCAGTAATTAAGTTTATGGAAAAAGCTGGAATCAAGATTGATGAAGCAAAATATCTAGCTGATAAGAAAATTAAGCTAGGTATTAAGTAGCTAAGATATTAACATAAGGAAAAAGAGGACATAATAAATGGCAACTACAGTTGAAAGACGTACTCTCCGAGAAGGACTAGACGAGCCAAGTATTGTAATTACTACTGCTTCAGGTCAACCACCAGTTCTTGCTGGTGAAGTGATTCTAGCGGGTACTATCGCAATGCTTAATACCGGCACAAGCAAGGTTATTAAGGCAGTTAATGGAACAGCAAATACTGTTCTTCTAGGCATCGCAGAGTCTACATATGACGCTACCGGAGTGGTAGACAAGGCATTTAATCAAGTATATCTACGCGGAGCATTCTCCCTTGATGGCAAGGCAGGAGATCTTCCTGTTGCGGCAAACATTGGTGGTCTGATCGCTATTAATGACAATTCAAGTGTTAAGGCAACTGTCGCTATGAATGATGTTACTGTCAAGCTTCTAGGCATTGAGGGTAATCAGTTCAAGTGTGAGCTTGTTTAATTTAAGGAAAGGATAAAGGTAAAGAAAAATGGCACATCCTAATGTAATTTCAACCCAGGATATCAGTAATCTGTTTATCGGGGTTAGTACTGCCTTTTCACAGCTTACATTTGACGAGCAAGTAATCGCTGATAAGATTTCGTATCTAAATCAGTCTGCAACTGGTGAACAGTTCGATTACCCATTCTCACCTGTAGCTGGTAAGGAAGCAGTTTGGCTTGAGGGTGCTGAGCGTAAGTTCGGTGCTGCACAGGCATATAAGGTTACTGGTCTACACCAGAGGATCGCACCTCCAGATGAGTTGCTATTCGATTCAACCCTACGCTATGACGTTTATGGTATTCTAGAGGGTAAGCTCTCTGCAATTGCAGGTAGAGCTAAGAGAATGTGGGATCGTCAGCTTGCAGCAATGATGCTAGCTAACCCAGCAGGATTTGATGGTGTTTCTCTATGGAACGCTGCTCACCCAATTAATCCAAACAACGTAGCTCTAGGTACATATACTAACGATCTAGTTGGTTCTGATATTGATCAGCCAGGTCTTTCAACTGCGCTAAATGCCCTCAAGCAGATTCGTTGGGTTGATGGACAGATCCTAGAAGCAGATGATTCTGGTCTAGTTATTGTTGTTCCTACAATGGCACTTTATGTTAAGGCACGTCAGCTTATCTTCGGTACTCTTGCTCCAGTTGTCTTTGGTGCAAATACTGCTGCTGCTGCTCCAACTAATCCATTCATGGGTATGAAGGGTATGATCCGTGACGTATACCTGCTTCCTGAGCTTGTCGATCCATCGGTTGCCAACTCAGATAAGTTCTGGTATGTGCTTAACTGCTCACACCCAGTTCACCGTCCAATGGTAACTTCTATCGTTAAGATGCCAGAGTTCCACTACAGTGGTCTCGATCCAAACGATTGGGTTAGAGTTAACCTTGGTGGTATTACTTATGGTTGGGATGCTATTGGTGGTGTTGCACCAGCTCTTCCACAGTTCACTGTTAGAGTAAAAGCTCCGTAAGTGAGTTAAAGGAAATAAGAGGTAAAATACCATGGCAACTAACGTACAAAAGACTCTTGCTACCCAGGTTACTACTGGATACAGCATTGCTCTTGGACAGGACTGCGGTTTTGTTAATATTCTAGCTAAGGGAGATTGTTGGGTAAAGGTTGTATCGTCACTAAATGGTGATTCAACTACCGCTCCTGTAGCAACTCCGGCACCCGGTGCTGGTCTTGTAGCTAACTGGATTCACCTAGCAGCATCTGGTGAACAGTTCGTCTATGATTTTAGCAAGGGATTCCAGTCTGCTGCTCCTAGCTTTCCAGGCGATAGAATGACACACGTTCTAGTTTGGTCTGTTGCTGCTGCTGATCTTGTAATCAACGCACGCTAAGTAAGTCTATAAAGAAATAAATACCCCTACTTATCCATGTGGTAGGTAGGGGTTTTTTAATTCATACTCCCCTCCTCTCTGCACAGCTTTCTAGCTTTCTCCATGCAGGGATTCGAGGGGATTTCTTTATCTAATGCCTAATGAAAACAGTGTAAATAGTTAGGGTTATCCTAAATGAGTTGTAAAGACAAATAGGGTGGTACACGGTGCTCGGAGTGTCATTGTATAAAATTTTTTGGGGGTACTGGATGGAAAGATATCTAGAATATGAATTATGAAATACATACTCTCTTGCAAATCCTGTGATGTAAAGATTGGAGATTTCAATCTCGAAGAACCAATCACTCTTACTGAACTTGTACTACAAAACCATAACTTTGGCGCACATAGTGGAAATCATTGGCTATCTCTAGATCCCCTTCCAACTGGATCAATACGAGTAGAACTAACTTGTAAACATCCTGGCTGTCAGTACTTCGAAAAGAGGGAGACATATGATGTACCTGCATATGCTGTCTCCGCTACTGTAATTATGTTCCATGCAAAGAATGAGGGACATAAGTTTGAACTGCTTATAAATGGACAGGAGATTAAACCTCTCCCATCTCCAATTCTCCCACCAACTCCTGTAATTCCTACAGATCCTACAGTACGTATATCCAATTTCCCTCTAGAATAAATCTCCCTATAAAACATATGATCGCAATATCATATCTATTAAGGAGAATGACTCATGAGAGTGAAAGCAAGACGGAGAGATGTACTTCTTAGAATGCCGGAAGCACTGGCACAGAGAGTTGATATTGCATTAATGTGCTGTGGTTCATTGGGAGAGCATGTATCTAGGAATAAGTTTATTAACTTAGCAGTTGATGAAGCAGTTACTAAGGTATTTAAAGAGATGAATAAAGCACGTAAGGAGATGGGTATTACTAATGACTAAACTTCCAGTTCTATTAAATACCAGACAATCAGAGTTCTTACGTGATCTCTTACATACAATTAACAATGATCATATCCTAGACTTCCTAGTTGATAATGATTCACTGGATGATTGTGACGTTGCAGATCTATTGAGACAGCTAGAGATTATGGATCCCGAATACTTCTTTGGAGTAAACAAGAGTGCTTAGTGATTCATACATATGTTCCGAACCAAAGAAGAGGAAACCAAGAGCAACTAAACCTAAGCCAGTTGTTCATAAACCAAAGTTTACCCTCCATATTGATGGTATGGTTCTAAATCCTCTCCAGTTCACTTACAGGGACATTGTAGAACCATTAGGTGTTAAGGTACACAGAGGAACTTTAATCCTCTCCAAAGAGGACTCAATTGCATTTAGGAGTACTCTAACTACCAAGGAGATGTTCTATACTAATCATAGGAATATGGAAGTACACTATGAGGGGAAGTGTAGGACAATAGATAAGCTAAATGGTTGTAGGATAATGAAGATAGAGAATAATCATACACAGGGTGAGCAGCATGTGGAGAAGATTAAGCTCACATTTGTTTCAATTGAGTATGGTAAAGTGTTAGAAACACAAGAAAGAGAGTAAGAACGATGAGAACGAAGTTTTATTTCAGGATACCGACACGTCAAGAGTGGAGAAAGTATTCATTCAAGAAGAATGATGGTGTTCTAAAGTCATTAGAGTATATAGTACACACAACAATTACAGAGCCAGTACTTGAAGAGTATTTAAAGCTGGAACAGCAGAGAATTACACTTACCGAAGAGATTGGTCAACGACTTGTAGATATTTTAGTCTGCCTTACAGAAGATGGCACAGTTGATAAGATTGAAGTCGATATTACAAAGCCAATTGTTACAATGAATAAGCCTGATGATGATGGCACTGAGTTTTATAGCGTATTAGAGAAGCTTGTACTAAAGATCCTTGAGAAGAATAAGAAACTATTAGCATCATAAACCTGCCAAGGTGATGCACTTAATGCCTAGCGGAGCAATCTGTCTAGGCATTTTTGTTATCTGAACTGTAAGCTATATTACCTGTCTGGGGAAAAGTGGAATTGCAAAAGTGCATTAAGTCTGTGATATTCCAGTACTATCTCATTTCAGTACTCTAATTAAACAGAGAGACATAAGACACAGATAGAATAGAGATAGAAGAAAGATCTAGATTCTCAATCTTTCTAGTAGACAAATAGGTATATCTACTCTAGAATTAATTCATAAGGTGATGAATGACAGATAGAGTCAAGAGAAAGTACATCTTGAAGAATCCTAAACCTAGAAAAACGCATCAACTGAATACGATTTTAGATGATGAGCAGTATGAGTTTTTGAAGAAGTATAGAGATGAAAAGCATCCTGGGAAGAAGATGTCTTCGATATTAAGAGAACTCGTTACAGATTTAATTAGACCAATTGAGAAGATTATAACTGCACCTAGATATGCCGGCGAAAAGATTAAATAAGGGAACCACAACAATGACAAATACAACAAAACCAATCAAGCTAAACAAGAACGGTACTCCAAGAAAGAAGTGGACTTCTACTGGAAAGGTTAGAAAGACCAAATCCGGTGATGGACACAAGTTTCCACTAAAGATTCAAGTTCTAGTTACTCATACTCAGAACGATTTCATTGCAAATCTTGCAGCTTCTAAAGGTGTTACCTCACAAGACATCATTAGAGACATGATCAACTCCCTCATCTCCTCCTCTTAAGTAAATAAATTAAAAATATCTTCATTTTTCTATTCTCTCTAAATAACTTTCTGTTAGTATTAAGTTATAGAAGGAACCAAAAATGAAGAGACTTATTAAACCAACCAATCGAAAGAGGATCTCAGACTTACTCCCAAACCTAGATGGATCAGTTACTTGTGGATGCAAGAAGGAAGCACATTGGAATATGTTCAGACTTCTTGCCTTTTCTGCCTACAGAGACGAAGAGACTGGTGCAGTAAGAGTTGGCAGAGAATCAGTTGCTAGATGTGAAGGTAAGCAGCATCTAGTTCAATCAAATGGCTACACTGCAAAGCCATTTCTAACCCACTTCATCAACTTCATCCTCCCCCCAGGTACTGCATCTCTAGTTCTAGACGCAGATGGTAGGGATTGGTCTGTATCTACTTGGGAGGAGATCTTTCCAGGACAGTCTGTAAAGACAGGTGAAGGAAAGCAGAGAAGAGTTCTTGTAAATTGGCCACCTGAAGTTCAGCAAGCAATTGACGATGAACTAAGTGGTCTATACGCACATGAGGAGTCTGTTTATATCGATACTGGTCTAAAGAGATCAGTAAAGAGAGAGAGGGAGCTACTAAAGGCAGATAGAGAAGAGGCAGCTAACCTTGTAGCAATTGCCGACTCTCCAAGAGCAAGATACATGGCTCAGTATCTTAACAATCTACCTACTAATAAGTTCACTGCACTAGCTGATAACTTCACTGCTGCGGAGCAAGAGGTAAATAAGATCTCCAACCCTCATGCAAAGAGAGTACAGAAGCTAATCCTAGATACTATTAAAGAGAGACCAATCCCAGTTTATGTTCCTACTAAGAATAGTGACAGACTATTTACAATGGGAGCATCTATGCAGAATCTAAAGAAGAAGGTACGTAAGGCATTGACTCAGGGATGGGTAGAATTCGATCTATCATCAGCTCAACTAGCAATCATTGCTCATCAGTGGAATGTACCCGAAGTAATTGAATTCCTAGAGTCTGGAAAGAATCTATGGAGTGATCTTGTATCACACTATGGTCTAAATAATCTATCTCCAGATCAGTTCGATAAGCTAAAGAGCACTCTAAAGGATCATACCTATGGAATCATCTTTGGTATGGGTGAGGAGAGACTAATCTCTGAGCTAAATACTGATCTATCAGACTTTGGAGTTGTAGATGGCGGCAAGCTCTTCCTAGAGCATCCTGTAATGAAGGCAGTTCTAGCAGCTAGAAGAGAAAGAATCAAGGATCTTCTAAAGACTGGTTTCATCATTGAAACCTTCGATGCACCATCTCCATATGATGCTCCTACTTTAAAGACTACTGTTGTAACCAAGAAGAATGTTCTATCAATCCTTGCACAGCAGGCACAGGCAATGGAGCAGGTACTAATCTATCCTGCCTTCCAGCTAACCAATGAGACTACTGACTTCCAGATCACTCTATATCAGTTCGATGGATTCTCAGTCTCATTCAGTGACAAGTCAAAGCAAGCATACTGGACACAGAAGATTTGTGATGTGGTAAATCAGATGTGTGAAGCAGTCGGAGTTCACAGTTTTTTAACATGGGAAGAGAATCAGATTGCACAGACTGTTCCTTCTCAGACTACTTCTTCTAGTGAAGTCGTATCCAATATGGAAGTACAAGTAAGAACTGTTATGGAAGTCTGTCCAGAGATTATGGACATAAAAAAAGAGCCAGGGGAACCACTCCCTGACTCAATAGAAGGAACCAACCTTACTCATTTAAATCTAGACGAGAATGGTTCCTTTGTCAAGAGAATATCAGCGACTATTGCAGCGTTATAGCTAAATAGGAGGCAGAATTGAGAGTTATTAAATGTGTAAGAACAAAGAACCAATTGAACTCGCTGGGAGAGTATTTACTACAAAAGAAGAGCTAAAAGAACACTGCAAATCAATTCTTTATAGCACCACTTATAACCAGCCAATCAAAGAAGAAGATCCCTTCCTAAAAGCACTAATCGAAAGACATCCTGAAGCAGAGATGAAGATAGGATGTGGGATTAGTTACTTTACTGTAAGACCAAATATGACCAGCAGGGTCTTCTACCTCTTTAGAACAGATGGTAGCTCAACAGACTGGTCATATCTCTCCTGTGTTACAAATCCCTCCAGATTCACTGTAGTTAAGAAGGCAGGTAGGAACACAGTCAGGGATCAGGTGATAGACTTCAAGCGTCTACACTTCATTCCAGGCATGATCTGTCCCATCTCTGGAAGAGTAATAGATACCTCTCCTCTAGCTCATGTAGATCATTCTGGAGAGTGGACATTCGATAGGATTGTCACTACTTTCATCAAGGATAGAGAGTTAGATGTAAATCTAATAGAGCTGGATGGTCTAGAGGATAACAGTATTCAGAAGACTTGGAAGGATCCTAAGCTTGCACAAGAGTTTAAGGATTATCACAGGGAGAAGGCAGTCTTTCAGATTGTTCATGAACATGCAAACCTCTCCATCTTAGACTCTAAGAAAAACTACCCAGAACGATTTAGGGAGTAAAGTGGAATTCAAAAATGAGAGATATGCTGGGTAATCCCAGCTTTTCTTATTTCTAGTGTCTAATTAAACAGAGAGAAGATAGACACAAGACACACAGAGAGATAGAGTGAACTTATGGTAACAAGTAATATAAAGATGATCATTGGAAAGTATGCAAGTCTGCACAGGAACCTTACCAGAAGAGTAATGGAAGCTGAAGCTGGAGTAATGGGACAGCTATTGCGCAAGGGATTTAGAGAGCAGACTGATCCTTATGGCAATAAGTGGGAGAAGAATAGCGATGGTTCTAAGTTTGATAGAAATGGTGCTATTCAGAAGAGCTTTAAGACTTCATATACAGATGATAGTGCAAAGATAGAGTCTGATTTAGACTTTGCTATCTTCCATCAGACTGGAACAAAGAGATTACCACAGAGAAGAATGTTACCCGATGAAGCTGGTGGTGGATTAGAGAAGTCAACTTGGCAAGCACCAATGCACGAAGTACTATCAAAAGTAGTAAGAAGGATAATGAACAATGCTACCTAGAGTAATTGATTTAATAAATACCGAGCTGCAAAACATAATGATTTCAAAGCAGCAACCTGCGATCCCTCCAGCTCAGATTGAAAAGACATATGGAAATGTCGCAATCGAGAATAATGGAACTACACCAAGGATTGTATGGACATTTGGAAGAGATAGATTCACACCCAGTAAGCATCTTGGAGTAAATCCACACCAAGGTAAGTCGATGGAGTCGGAGATCTATTGTCATGTGTTTCATAAGTCTCCAGATGATGTGTACAATCTAGTAAATGACATTATGGCAGCAACTAGAATAGTTCTGTGTGAGCCAAGTATTATAAGTGCATCGGGAGAGATGTTGGATCCAGGAGAAAATAGTCAGAATGGGTATGGTTATAAGTTATCCTTAACTATTGACATAACTATTCTAGATCCAGGTCTAAAGTATGTGCAGATCGAGCATGAAGTGCTTACTGGAACATTTATAATGATCCAGCCACAAATATAGTTAGAGAATAAAGTGTTCTCTCCGCTAGTATTTACTATAAAATTTGGGGTAGAGGATTAAAGAAGATCATGGAATTAAAGACTATAGAGGAATGGAAGAAAGAACTATTACCATATCCAAAGGAGTGGCAGAAGCTACCCGAAGGAAAGCGTCAGTACTTTGAGGGTGTTTGGATGCCTGGAGAGGAAACTAAGGCAGGTAGTAAGGATTGGCTTTATAACTCTGCAAAGATTCTAAAGCGTTGGGCAGTTGGCGAAGAGATGACTAAAGAAGAGTTTGAGGCAGGATTGGCAGAATCTGCTGTCCACTATGTTCGATAAGGAAAACAGGAGAATAAATTAAAATGGCATTACCAGGAATTACTAGTCTCACCATAGTAGACGGTTCAATTGGCTTAACTACAAGCAATATTGGCTTGCACGTAAAGCTAGGAACATCTTCAAACGGTGTAGCTAATCAAATCGTTTCAGTTTCAAATATCAATGATGTAAAGACTACATTTGGCGCAGGAAAGCTTGTAGATGCTTGTGCTGTGTCTTTCGACATCGTAAATAGTCCAGTCTATGCAATGAGGATGAATGCATCGGTTGCTGGTTCAGTATCCGCAACTACTATTAATCTTCAGTCAGGTTCAGACGGTATCCTATCTACAGCAGGTTCCGCTCCAAATAACGACTTTCAGGTTATTGTTACCCTAGTTCGTGCTGGTAAGGTTGGTATCGCACCATATCCTACCTTCACCTATTCACTAGATAATGGTAATACAGTATCTCCAGAGACTGCTGTTCCAGCGGGTGGTGTATTCGTTATTCCACAGACTGGTGTAACTATTACCTTCACAAACGGTGGTACTGGCTTTAAAGCAGGGGATGTCTTCTCCTTCTATACTGTTGGCTCTACTTGGAATAACACAGATCTAAGTAATGCGCTGATTGCACTTCTAGCTGATTCACGTCAGTGGGAGTTTGTTCACGTTGTTGGTCCAGCAACTGCTGCACTTGCAGGTACAGTTGATACTTATATGACTACTGCTCAGACTAATAAGAGATTTGTGCATGCAGTTGTAGAAGCAAGAGATATGGATCTTCTAGCTAGACTTACTACTTCAGGAAATGCATTCCCTATTACATTTGCTGGTGGTGAGACTCTAATTATTGATATCTCAGTAGATGGTGGAAATACATATACCACTACTAAGACTTTCACCTTCCCCGCTGGAGCTATTGCAAACATTGCAACTCTTGTAGCTACACTGAATGTAACTAGCTTTACTGGTGGTCTATTCGCTGTTGGAAATGTTGTAAACGAACTACAGCTATCAATCCCAGCAAATGCTGGTAAGACTGTTCTAAAGGTAAATGCAGGTTCTACAGCTATTGGTGTTGGTCTTCTACAGTATACAGGTGGTCAGCTATCAGTTGGTGAGTCAGAGGCACAATGGGAAGCTGCTCTAATTGCAGACTTCGTTAACTTCTCCTCACTACGAGTTGAAGTTTGTGCAGGTGCAGCGGATATCTTCTCACAGGCAACTCAGAGATATAACCGTAGAAATATTGGTTCTCTAGTAGCTGCAAGAACTGCTCTTGTTCCAATCCATGAGGATCTTGGTAACGTTCAGCGTGGTTCTCTACCAGATATTCTACTTCGTCAGCCAAATGGTCAGCCAGGTGTCTTCCACGATGAATATACTTCTCCATCCCTAGATGCTGAGAGATTCACAACCATTCGTACAATCCCTGGTATCCAAGGATACTACATTACAAATGGTAGACTTATGGCACCTAATGGTTCCGACTTTACTTATGTTCAGTACCGTAGAGTTATGGACGTTGCAACTACACTTCTAAATGCGGGTGCAACTCGATTCATTAACACAACTGTTAGAACAAACAGCACTGGTGGAACTATTTATGAAGTTGATGCTCGTAAGATCGAGAAGAACATCTATGCGTATATGTTTGGTAACATGAGAGAGAATCTCTCAAACATCAATGTAGTTGTAGATAGAAACAACAATGTCTACTCAACACTTACAGTAAACATCACTGCAAATATCCAGCCATTCGGTTATGCTAAGTTCATTAACCTAACCATTGGATTTGCACCAGTTGCTATTCTAGGTATTTAAGTAGAAAGACTAACGGAGTAAACAAGAAATGGCAACATCACGCTTTTCACAGAGAATTAATGGTTTCGTCTACGGATATAGCGATATTAACGTGGATATTGGCGGAGCTATTTTCGATGAAGTAACAGAATTAACCTACGAGGCAACTATTGAAAAGGGAGAACTACGTGGTACTTCTCCAGTTCCAGCGGGTTATACTATTGGATATACAACATATAAGGGTTCTATGACTCTCTCAAAGGATCAAGCAACCAAGTTCATGAAGCAATTAGGCAATGGATTTGCTGCTGTACCATTCACTATTACAGTGACTTATGGTCCTACTAGAGACAGTCTTACAGAAACCAAGACAGCAACTGACACACTAAATGGTTGTGCCATTGCTTCTATTAGTAATTCACATACTCCAGGTGCTACTGCACTTCAAGTAAAGTTTGACTTGGTTATCCAAGACATCGCATTTGAAGGTGGAGCAGAGAATCCTGGTGGTCTACGTGCATTTAATCCTAATGCTTAATTAGGTATTAAACAGAAAGAAAGAGAGAAAGACAGATGAGAATCACAGACGCACAAGTTACAGAACTAAAGGGTAAGTACCCAGATCTTTATCAAATCACTCGTAAGGAGTATGACTATATTTTCAGACTGCCAACACTCCAGGAATGGAAAGAGGCAAGACGAAAGGATAGTACCTTCTCTACTAATGATAAGTTAGTTCAAACATGCCTAGTCTTCCCAACACTTCCAGAAATGAGGAGTGTTGAGAAGGCAGACGGTTATCTTGTAGAGGTACTTGGTCGCAAGCTAATTACCTTCTTAATGCAGGATGATGAGGGTGATGAGGGACAGACTTATACTCTACCGGATGGTTCTGAAGGATTTAAGATTTCAAGGAAGGGTAGAACATATGAATTCCGTGCTCCTACAAGAGCAGAGTGGAAGCGTATTTCTAGCATGATTGGATCCGATAACTTCGGTGCCGTTGAGTACCTAGTAGCTCAGTGTAAGTTGAATCTATCAGACTCAGAACTTCATGAGATTGTGGCTAACGATGTAGTCTTTATTGAACTAGTCGGCGGTCCATTCATTAAGGTAGTAGCTGAAGACTTGATGGATGCCGAGGGAAAAAAGATCTAGAACTTCTCGAATTAGTGCATGAGAACATGCAGGTTGGAATTGATTGTCTTGAAGGTGTTGCAGATTATATGAGGACAGGTATCAAGACAAGAGAAAGTGACATAGGATTCGCTCTAATATGGAAACACATGATTATTAGTATTAAGAGAGCGGAATCTGGTTCACTTTAAACTTGCAGAGAGGTTCTAATGAATGAAAGGGAAGCTGTTGTTCTTAGCTTCCCTTTTTTTATTTCCGCACTTGCTTTCTACATAGATAATAGGGGAAGGATGAAAGAATAAATGGACGAAACTCTTAAATTAGAATTACAGGCAATAGATAAGCTGGATGCGTTAGATAAAATGCTATCCAAGCTTACAGATATTGATAAATCTATTGCCGGAATTAATAGTGCTTTAGGAAAGATTGATAAGCTCACTCCCTTCCTTAAGCTAAAGTTACAAATCGATGTAGCAAAAGCTGCTCTTGGTGCATTTAAAACAGTTCTAGGAGGAGTTGTTGGTCTATTAGAAACTGGCTTCGGTGCTGGTAAATCCTTCTTCAGCCAAGTAATTAATGGTCAAAAGTTTAAGCAGGAGACTCTCTTTGCCTTTGAAAAGCTATTCAAGTCAAAGGAGGAGGCAGATAAGCAATATGCTCGTATCTTCCAGATTGGTGGACAGACTCCTGGTAATGCAGAAGGTCTAATCAAGGCAACTACTAAGTTTGCTTCTGCTAGATTCTCTCTTCCAGAGATTGATACTCTCCAAGGTTTATACGCTGATACTCAAGCATTTAAAGGTGAGGAAGTAGCTCAGAATCTTGTAGCTGCAATTACTAAGATTAAAGGTGTTGGTAAGCTTACTGGAGAGACATTAGGATTTGAATCTCTTGAGACTATTGGTAGAGAACCAATTGTTCTAGAGATTGGTAAGATTCTAAAGATAAAGGGAAGTACTGACGACGTTAAGAAGAAGGTAGAAGACCTTATCAAGAAGGGTAACATTAAGCCAAATGTAGCTATTGCAGGTATTATTGCTGCGCAGAAGGGACTACTTGGAGAAACAAAGACTGGTGAATATGCCAAGTCTCTAGCATCTACAAGTATTGGTGGAGCATTATCTAACTTAGAGGAGGCAATCCCTAACCTATTCAGAACTATTACTCTAAAGAATCTACCTGCTGTTACACAGCTTGTAGGTAATATTTCCGATGCCTTCCAGGATCCTTCATTCAAGGACAGTATTACAAATACTATTGACTCCTTCTTTGAACCACTGAAGCACATCTCTAAGGATGATATTACTGCTGGATTCAAGGTACTTACAGAAGTTATTAAGCTTGCTGGTGAGGGTATTAAAGCAATCTTCAACTACATGTTAAAGATTAAAGAGCAAGGATTCGGAGTAGTTATCACAGATGCTCTTGAGGGAGCTGCTTCTGGACTGAAGGCAATCTTTGAGTATATTGGAAATATTCTAGGAAAGGCATTGAGTGAATCATTCTCTCTAACTGGTAATACTACAAAGGCAGATGCAGCAATTGCAGCATTTGAAGAGAAGAGAAAGAAGGCACAGGGTCCATTAGTTGGAGATGATGGTCTTCCTCTAGATCTTCCAAACTATGCAAATGGTGGATCATTCAGTCTTGTAGGTGTTCCTGGAGTATCCGGTGGTGGTCAAGCTCCACAGATTAATGTTACAAACAACATTGAAGTAAATGGTAGTGCAGATGCTGATGAGATTGCGGGTAAGGTTGGAGATAAGACCAAGCAAGGTGTAATCAATGGTCATAAGGAAGCAAGAACTGCCGCTAGAAGTAAAGGTTTATCAAATTAAGAAAGGAAGAATGAACAGATGGCACAATTTCCATTCGTAGTAGGCAAGGTTGATTCTAATGACAAGTCTGTCCCCAGAACTGCTTGGGATACCGTTCAATTAGGACAATATACTCTCCCAGGTATCTCTACCGTTGAAATCAGTAGAGCACGTAAGGGTATTGTAAAGAGTCCAAAGGATCAGTCCTATGCAACAATTAAAGACTCTGGACTAGAGTTAGCAAAGATTACAATTACTAACGTTATAGCATTTAAATCGGAGATGGACTCCTTAGATCAAATTCTAAAGTTCTTCGATACTCAGCTCGGAGTAAAGGTTACTTCAAAGACTAAGACAGGTAATCAAACTACCCTTCAAGGTTTTGCTGTTAATCATCCAGCTCTACAGATGAGAGGGATTAACTCTGTATATATTGAGGATATCATTGGTCCAACTATTCAAAGACCAGGATTTATCACTACTACATTTAGATGTATTGAAGTAAGAAATGTAAAACCAGCATCCACAAAGAAGGTAGATCCAGGTACAAGCTTTGCAGAGGGTTCAACCTTCACACCAGCTCCAGCACCTACTCCTCCTTCAAAGACTGCTGCTATTACGAACCCTAAGCCAATTAGGCAATAAACTCTCTAGGATGCTCTATGGCAAGAGTTTTAGGTGGTAGGCAATCCTCCCTATCACCTATTTTTTTATCTCCTTATAGCTCATTCTAGGAAGTTTTCTAGAAAAGAAGTAGGTTCTGGGGAAAAGTGGAATTGTAAAATTGGCTTAAACGTGTGTTATCTCTAGTGTTTCTCATTTCACCTGTCTAATTAAACAGAGAGAGGATAGATAGACATAGAAGAGAGCTAGAGATAAACTGAGAACAGACTGAAAGGTAAGAAAGAATGGCGAATCAATTTTTAGTTAATGGAAATCCTCTAGTCGAATGTCATCTAATGATGCCAAAAAGCGGAGCATGGTTAGCGAATGATGTTCTTGTAGATACTCCTGATACATTCAATATTGGAGACTCTGTAACTATGAACTTTATAAATACTACATTCAAGGGAACTATCCTTGATACTGGAGTGTTTAGAGGATTTCAGAGATGTACTATTATTGGAGGATCGGGAAAGCTTCCTAACTATTTAGAATCTGCATCATATAACAGCGTTCCTCTAGGACAGATTGTAAGAGATATTGCTAGAAAGACTGATCATCAAGTATCTACTACTGCGGATCAAGATGTATTAAATACCAATCTTGTAGGTTGGAATATTCTAAAGATGCAGGCAAGTCTTGCACTGGAGAAGGTATTACAAATTACTAAGTCTATCTGGAGAATCCTTCCAGATGGAACCCTATGGGTTGGTCCAGAAAAGTACTTTCCATTAAAACCAGATGACTTCCTAGTTATTGATAAGTTCCCCGAAGAAGCTAGATGGAGTATCTATAATGAAGATAAGGTTATTGAACCGCTAACATCTCTCTCAGGTAATAATATCCAGCAAGTAGAGTACTACATAAACAATGGAGATCTCTCTATGTTTGTATACTTTACTTTAAACTACGCAGACTCTATTGATAACCTGACTAATCAGAACGACAATATTCTTTATACTGGTGTATATAGATGCTCCGTAGTTATCCAGAAGGATAATGGTCTTGTAGATTTAACCCCAAATCCATCAAATGATATTATTAAAAATGGATTCTCCGATGTACCTATAGTCTATCCATTTCCAGGTATGAAGATTGAAGTACCAAAAGATACTATCTGTTTCGTACAATTTGCAAATGCAGATCCTCAGTATCCAAGAATCTTTGGATGGGAGGATCAAACAAATACAAGCAATATTAAAGTACGCTTCATTCATGATGTAAATGAGATGCCGGCAGCTAGGAAGTATGATTCTGTAGAAATTGGACAACTCTCAGTTACTGGAATGGGAGTAGCTTCTGTTAGCTTTACCCCAATAGTTAGAGGTATTCCCGGTGTACCTGTAGTAGTTGGTCCTGGAATGCCGGTGACATTATCTGGAGATATATCTAAAGGTTCCGATCAGGTTAAAATCGGCGGATAATAACTAAAGAAAGTGAGAATGAAATGACGAAACTAATTACAATCCTTCTTCTGTCCTTAATGATCTCTTGTACTCCTAACAGTGGTACTTGGACACCTCCTCCTACTGTTGACATGCGTAAGGCAGATATGGCTACTCCAAGAGATATGAACTGTGGAACAGATATGAGTACTGATATGAAATCCTGTGCAGATATGAGGGGAAACTAATGGCAACACAATACCCAGACTTTGGCACAGATTTTGTAATTGGTAAGGTTCCCGGTAGAATTAGTGGGATTCAGAATCTCATTAAAAAGATTCAACAGAGATTGATTACACCAAATGGAACTCTTTATTGGGATCCAGCTTATGGTCTAGATGTAAGACAGTATCTAAACTCTGCCTTCACAAATGCAAAGTTAGAAGAGATTCAATCCGCAGTTAAGAGACAGTGTGAATTGGATGAGAGAGTTCTATTAGCTGAAGTATCAGTAGAAGCACTGAATACTCTTAATATGAAGATAACTATTCAAATCACTACATCACCAGGACCAAGCTTCTTATTAATCCTATCAGTTACTCAACTAACAATTGAACTTCTAACTGCATCAATTACCCAATAACCTTACAATAGAAAGAAAGGAAAGAAAGAATGCCTCCTACTCCACAAACACTTACCCAATTACTCAATCCTCCATCTACTAATGATCTATTAGTAAAGATCGTAGGTATGTTATCGTCTCAAGGTTTCTCAGCTACAGACTGGGAGACTGATTCCGATGGCAGAGTAATTCTTCAGGTTGAAGCACAGACTCTAGAAGATCTCTGGCAAGCTGTCTATAACATCGCAAAGGGTGGTTATCTAGATACTGCAACTGGAGAATGGCTAACTCTATTAGCCAGGTCTCAGTATGAAATTGAAAGAAATCCTGCTACCTATACTGTAGGTAGTTTTACTCTTAGTGCAATTCCAGGTGTTGGTCCATATACTTTTAATGCTGGTGATCTTGTAGTTACTACATTCGATGGCAATGGAAATGCTCTCGTATATAGAAGCACTAATGCTGTTCCTGTAGTTGTAAATCCTGGAGCATCTATTGGTATTCAGGTAACTGCTGACTCTCCAGGTTCTAGGTTTAATATTCCTGCTGGAAGTACTCTTGTAAATAACACACCAAGACCAGGACTATTTGTTACAAATCCAGGTACTCTACAGCCAGCATTTGCAATAGGTGCAGTTCTAAATGGTCCCTTCTTTACTAGGAATCAGACATTTATTATCTCTGCTTCTATTAACGGTGGTGCTCCAATTGGTCCAATTTCATACACCTTTCCTGCAAGCTATCCAAATATGGCAGCAGTTGCTGGTGCATTGAATGCACTTATCGCAGCAGAAGGTTCTCTAAATGGTAAGGTAATTGCAAATACAGCAAATGGCGCACTAGTTCTAAATACTATTGATCCTGCTGGTGCAACAATAATTGACACTCTTACTATCTCTAGGACTGGTACTGCAAACATTACCCTTGGATTCGATAAGACTCTAGATACTTCAGCATCGGGTTCATATGCTTGGATTACTACATATGGTCAAGATGAGGAGTCCGATCCATCTCTAGTACAGAGATGCCAGAACAAGTGGGCAACTATTGGTGCAGGTACAAGAGCAGCATTTATTAGTTGGGCAACTACAGCAGACGCAGCAGTTCAAAAGGTTGCAGTGTATTCTAACCTATTCAATGGAACTCCAAAAGCGGGTGCAGTAACTCTATATATCGCAGGCATTGGTGTCTTTACTCCAGCGGAAGGTATTATCCACTCTGGAAATGTATATAATTACATTGCTCCAAAGCTTCCAATTATGACTGAGCTTTATGTAACAGCAGCTACAAGACAGAATGTCGAAGTAGGATTTACTGCTACAATTAAGACTGCAAATAATAATGACCAAACAAAAGCTGCTGTAATCAATGCTATCCAGCAACTCTTTAATGATCTTAGTATTGGAGATACTATCTATTATGATCAAGTAGTTGCAGCAATTATTACAGTTCCAGGTATTGTAGATGCGAACGTGACTCTGAATGGTGCGAAGGTTAATATCACACCATCTATTAATCAGATCTGTTCTTTAAGTATTCCAAACCCACCAGTATATATCGTGGTTTCATAAGGAGAGATAAATGGCTTCAAATAACTACGAAATATATACACAGAACCTACTGCCTACATGGATGCTTCCACCGGATAAGCTTCCATACTTTGATGTATCTGGAATACTAAAGGATGAGATTACATCAGCAGCAGTAGATGCTGTACAAGACTCTTTCATACAAACTGCACCAATAGATGCCTTATCGCATATTGGTGTTAATGATTATATTGAGAAACCAGAGAACTTTAATGATGCACAATATCGTGCAAAATTACAGAGATCATGGGATATCTGGAATAGATCAGGTACTCCAAATCTCTTGATTGATGAGATTAAAGAACTTGGTCTGCCTAACGTTGGTATCATTCCAGAGTTTACAGAAATCGCTCCCTTTACATTTATAGAGACTATTCCAGGATTAAATGAAGTAGGTATTACAAGTGTACGAACATATGCAGGTAATAATATTACAGAAGAGCAAACAAACTTCTGGAGTAACTTCTGGTTAGTAATTGGTCAACCACACCCATTCAAACCTCTACTATGGGGTACATTTACTTGGGGTGGTGTAAAGAATGGTATCCCTATTCTATGGGGAGATATCGATGGAGATCCTACTCTTGTAGCAAGAATGATTAGAATTATCAAACAGTACAAGCCTGCATGGACATGTTGCAGGGGAGTCGTCTTCATTCTAGAAGATGGTAAGGTTTGGGATAGTTTTAATTGGGGAGCTATGGGAGCTGAATATGGTATTGTCCCTACAAAATGGGGAGTACAAAGAATCTTTGAGGACTGGGAGATATTCCCAATCTCAATATAAAGACATACACTTAATAAAAGAAAGGATGAACGAATGCAACCATTTAATTCTAACGCGAATAACCCAAACATTTCTCAGCTACACAGCTATCTATTTCCTGTAGATAACGTAGACAGAGCAAGTGTTACCACAGTTAATCCAACTGCTGCATCTCTAGCAAATGATATTCACTTTATGATGAGAGCAGGAGCATCACTGAGACCTCATATTGCTATGAGGTGTGCTGATAGTGCAAACATTAGCGTATTTGCCCATGGGTTTACTTATGCCTTCAATGGTACAAAGTGGATTCCACAATTAAAGTCAGCAAGCTTTACAATTACACCAGCAGGTCTTATAGCGGATACTTGGTATTACGTCTATATGAAGACTAATAACCTAAACATTGGAGATCCTCCATATGAAGTATCTCTAACTCCGCCTGAGCTTACTCTTACCTTTAAGACAGCGGATCAGACTCAGAGATACATGGGTAGCTTCTTAACAAACGCTGTAGGTATTATTGTACCGTTTGGCATGGTAGATTTTGATTATGACTTTGGTGTTCCACTGGATACCAACTTCTCAAATCTTGCAGGTCCATTTGCAGGTCCAGGTCCATCGGATATTATTATTCCACAAATCTCTCCACTAGCTAAGAAGGTAAAGCTTGTTACAAGACTTACATCTCTAGCTGGTGCTACACAACAGCTTAATGTAACTGTTGCTCCAAAGGAGCTGATTAGCTTTACAAGTGCTACATGGCAAGGATATACAGTTAATCCAATCATCTGTGGTGGTGATGCTGACTCTCAAGAGATTAAGCATGACTTCTATCAGGAGTTCCCTCTGTTTGCATCTAAGAGATTAGTAGCACAGGTACAAGCACCAGTAATCTCTCTAAAGGGACAGATGTGGTGGGTAGGATTTAAGGAGTAATTGTCATGTCACAAACATACACAGGAACTGCTGCATATACTAATTCGATTACCATCCCTGATGATGGTGATCCTGCTGCTGCTGCATCTGTAAATCCAGCATCTAAGTCTGAAGCGGACATGAATATGTTCCTCCTTCAGTCTATTGGACTACAGCCAGAAAGCTCCAGCGATATAGTTATAAGTAGCACCGATAGAAGTACAATTAATATTGGAGCAATCTCTTCATTCATTGTGAATGAGAATGGTCTATATAAGGCAATTGGTACAAATGGTGTTGTAACTATTGGTATCGGACAAGTAGAAGGTGGACCAGCTCAGTTTGATCCATCCACTTGGTATTACATCTATGCCTTCTCTACCCTTGGTATTCTTACCTTTATTATTAGAAAGGTGCGTCCAGATGTTTGGAGAATGTTTGCACTGGGTAGTGATACACAGAGATATGTTGGTTGCTTTAGAACAGACTCAGGAACACCTCCAGAGATTCTTCCCTTTGTTGCATCTAGAGGTAAGTATAGCTACCTTGATGAACTCTCAGCGGGTGGTGGAAACGCTATTGCAGAGACTCTCATTGCTACAAATGGATACATCCCACCTACATCTAGATGTGGAGTATTTGGTTGGAAGTATGCAAATGCTGGACTAGCAAGCACATTTAACTTAGTACCTGTAGCAGGACTACCAGGATATGTGTTTATTGCAAGGCAGCTTATTGATGATTCTGGAGCAGTAGAACTACCAGTTGATGGAAATCAACAGCTTAGATACTTTGTAGGATCCGCAGACGTGGTACTTTCAGTCTATGTACATGGATTCTATGAATAAGGAGGATACACATGGCAAGTACATATAGTGGTGGTCCTCTTCTAGCAGCAGGTGGACAGGTAATTACCCGACAGGATAGGCCTGCGGAGATTACTACAAATGCAGTTGGCTCAGCAACTTTAGGAATTGGTGATACTTTAAACTTAAGAGTAAGTGGAGATGGTGGAGCAACATGGGCAAACATTAACTTTGTCTGTCCCTTTCCATTTGGTCCATTTACAGGATTTGAAGCACAACAGTTTGTAGATGCTTGTAACCTATTTATTACTGGACTCGGTAATGATCGAGTAGAGTGGTTTGTACCAGAGACAAATACAGTTTCTGGATTACAGATTGGTGTAAGGACAGCAGTTTATACTGGACCAAATGCTGTAATTCAAATTCTAAATGGAACTGCAATCCCTACAGGATTTGACTTTGTACCAGGATCTCAAGTACGTGGTGTAGAGGGTTATACAGACTTTCTAATCCAACCAAGTCCAGGTGATCCTTTTACAGCAGTATCTGTTAATAACTATGAAACTGGTCTGCGCTCTAGGGATTATCATATTACCCATAAGCTAGCAGATGCTACGAACTCTAAGGGACATATATTTGCAGAGTCTACAAATGGAGTAAGCATCAAGGTTAGTCCTGTAGCTGGAGTACAATTCAATCCAGTATTTGGTGGAGTAACTACTCCCTTCTATCAATTCGATGAAGAGGGTATTGATGTTCTAGATAATACATATCTAGATGTTCCAGGACAGTTTGCAGCAAATACTTGGTATTATGTTTATGTCTATTACTTTACAGGTGGTCTATTAAAGCCAGCTAAGTTTAGCTGGGAGGTATCCGCTACACCACCAAATGTTTGGAAGACATTCAAAGCTGGTGATACATCTAGGAAGTATCTCTTTCCATTTAGAACAAATGGAGTTGGAGTAATCCATCCCTTTCAGAAGGAGGGATTCAACTACAAGTATACTACTCGTCATGGAATCCTTACTGCTGGAAGTGGCCTAATGGATACTACAGTGGATGCTACCTCAGTAATTCCACCTACATCAGTATTTGGTTTACTAAGACTATTCATTGACAACAGCGCAAATGGAGCAACTGGTACGATTCGTATTGGTCCAGATAGAGTGTCCGGTGTTACAGGTATTAACTTTATCTGTAATGCAAATGAGACAACTTCAAACATCCAGATCTATGTTCCTACAGGAAATCAGAAGTTCTTCTATAAAGTAGGAGATGCCAATACCTCTCTAGGTATTGATGTTTGGGGATTCAGAGAATAACCGTTATCTACCCACATTTAGTAGCGTGTCTCTATCATACCGATAGAACACGCTATTTTTCTATCTGTATATCAAATTGTATATCAATAAGCAATTTGGTCGTTGAGCACAAATCCGTCAGTAGAGGAGTCTTTCTATCTGTCTCTCTCTGTGTCTTATGTCTCTCTGTTTAATTAGACAGGTGAAATGAGATATGCAGGGTAGACTACAGCATCTCTTCAATTTAGCAATTCCACTTTTCCCCAGAAGTCTAGAAAAGATGATTTAAATGTTAAAAAATAGGCATGAAGTTGAAATGTGTAGTCATAAAATGAATACTTCGAAAATGGCAGCAATTAAAGTATTAGATTTTTCAAGTGGAATTATTTCGCAGCAAAATCGCTTTGAAGCAATTCTACTGGGTCTGTAGGATGAAGAGTCATCTCTTCGGGTAGCTTTACTACACAATTGCTTACTCCAAGTGCAGTCCATACCTTACTCTCTGTAAAGGTATCCCACTTATAGTACTTACTCTTTCCATTCTTATCTGGAAGAGTTGCTCCACAATATTCTACATCCGTACTCCCATCCAACTTTCCCATATACTCTAGAACTGGAGAGTTGCACTTGGAGTTTGTAAACATATTGGACTGTGGAGTATTGATTCTATTATAAAATGGCAAGCATCTCCCTTCAGTCCACCTACAAAAGCACTGAAGTTTAATGTCATAGAACATCCCATCCTTTATTGGCACAACTCTTCCTCTATCAGATTCAACTACAACACTTACATTATCTGATACTATCGTACCTACAGATACATCATCAATAGAAGGGGAGCATGCGGTGATAGAGAGCATTGAGAAAATAACTAGGGAAGTCATGAATTTTCTGAACATTGTTCTGTCCTCTTGTTCTAGCTGTATTCTAGTTAGGGAGGTATTGTCAAGTGGTTAGATTTTGGATGCTTCTAAATGCGTCTAGGAAGCTCACAGTTAAGAGATCTCAGGTAGGGTGATACCCTCCTATTACTTTCATTTCAAGTTCTTATAACATAATACGGAGAGAAATTACAGCAGTGCTCATGATCTATAGCTTGACGGGGAATTCTTTCTTGCTTCTGAGTGTTGTAGCTGTAATTATCTAAGTAATTAAGAAGGATAAACAATGTCATCAAGTCCACCAATTCCATTTCAAAGAGACATAATTGCCGGTGATGGATTAACCTTAACTGGTAGTACAATGGCTACCTCTTTTGATCCTGATATCGTTACTGATGTAGCTGCAAAAAAGGCTAGCGCATACGTACTGCTATCAAATACATTTACTACAGGCACAAGTCAACCAACATCCCTTGCAGACTCCTTATTTATCTACAACGTAGCTGGAGGTGCTGTAAACGGTAATGGTACACTAGGTGTTGTATCAGGTTCATTTGCAAGCTCAGGAGCAGAGACTGGCACAGGATCTGGTCAAGCTGGTCTTGGTAGTACTGTAAGTGCTACTCAGCCATATAATATTACAGACTTCCCAGGACAACGTAACATCACAGTTCAACTTAGAACTGTTGATGGAGATGATGTTCTGGTATCGGATCTTCTAAGTTCTATTACTGGTGCTGATGCCAGCACAAAGGTATATTGCTATCTATCATATCGTTCAGATCTTGGAGCAGATTTAAAGTGGAGACTATGGTATTACTACCGTAGATCATCCGATGGATTTCAGACTCCATTTACACCAGATCTTACTATTGCAAACGCAAGTCTATATGCTCCAATTATCTATGAGCTACTATCCCTACCAGTTGGTGCTGGTCTTGGTGGTCCAATTGTAGATGGAGATGCTGCTGCTGTTCTTGGTCCAAAGTCAGTAGGTACTGCTGAGCTAGATGATCTTGCAGTAACTACTATTAAGATAGCTGGAGGTGCTGTTACTGCTGCAAAGCTTGCAAGTACTGCTGTTACTCCAGGTTCCTATACTTCTACTAATCTTACAGTAGATCAGCAGGGTAGAATTACAGCAGCAGCTAGTGGTTCTGCTGGACCATCTCTACCTCTTAGCTTAGCTAACGGTGGATTTGGACAAGCTGTAAATACAGGATTAACTAATGACTACGTAGCTATAGTTGCTGGCGGAGCCATTACAATAGGTGCAGTAACCTCTGCATCTTTAACTACCGCATTAACAACTTCTCCACCAATTACTCTTACAGCAGGTAATTCTATTACTATGTCTGCGGGTTCAGGAGCATTAGCTCTTGGAAGCGGCACTGGTAATTGGACAATGCCTACTGGTTCTGGTTCTTGGAGCGGAGCTGCTGGAAAGTCTATAACACTAACTGAAGGTGTTGCATCTTCAGGAACAAGCACTGGATTTACATATACTGGTGGAGCACATACCGCTTTAACTGCCTCAACAGAGGTAATTGCGGTTAATTATAATCTTGCACAGACTGTACAACACGCTACTGGTGCTCTTACAACTCAACGTGCTTTTGTTGTACAAGCTCCTACTTATTCATTCGTAGCATCTAGTACATTAACTAAGGCAGCTACCTTTGCAATCACTGGTGCTCCTGTTACAGGAACAAACGCTACAATTACCAATGCATATGCATTATGGGTACAAGCAGGTAAGTCTCAATTTGATGGTAACGTTACTATTGCCAACGGCAATACACTAACCCTACCTGGCTCTGTTAGCGGTCCTGGCGGCGGATCTTATCTAACATTTACAAACAATACTGGTGCTATTGAATTAATAGCAAGCAGCAAGACATATCTGAGCCTTAACGGCACCAATACTAATGCCATTACATTTGGAGCTAATATTGATTTCATTACCACAGCAGGTACTGGTGGAATCAACTTTGGTGCAATGACAGGAGATGTCTCTCTACCAACTGGAAGTATTTCATGGAGCGGCGCGTCGTCAAAGACCGTTTCAATCTCCACAAGTTCAGGTGGCTCACTTTCACTAACTTCAAACGCCACTGTATCTGGCTCAACTGCTGCTCTAAGTGGTACAAGTAGCGCACAAATACAGCATAACGGTACAGCTCTTATTACTACCACTAGCACCTCTATTCTACAGATGGCAGCTAACAAGGCATTTAATGCTGCGGCCGGTACTGGTAGTTTTGGCTGGGGTTCTGCAACAGGAGACTTCACCTTCCCTACTGGTGCAGTAGCTTGGACTGGAGCATCGGGTAAGACACTTATCCTTACTGGTTCTGGAACTGGTGCAATTACAATTAACGCGGGTACAAGCGGAACCACCTTCCAGCGTTCTTCTACTACTCTTCTAGATATTGGTGCTACTACTTCTACAGCGGTAACTTTAGCTACTGGTAAGACATTAGCAGCCGGTTCTAATGTGCTCATTGGTTCTGTAACAGATAAGCTAAATGCAGCAATGCTTGCTATTGCTTCACAAGCAACAGGAGATGTGTTGTATGCGGATACTACTACTACATTTGCAAGACTTGCAAAGGGTAGTGACGGTCAGGTATTAACACTAGCCAGTGGTGTTCCGTCTTGGGCAGCAGCGACAGGAACTCCTGTTAATGTAATTTCTGTAACTCCTGGACTTTCTTCAATTAGTTCTGCGGCATCTTGGTACCCAAATGGTCCAACCTTCTTACAGACAGCAAACGAGGCATCAGGTTGGTTAATGTATGCTCCTTCAGGTAGTACCTGGAAGATACGTATGTCTGTAGATTCTTCTGTTCCAAATCCACAGACTCTTACAATGCAAGCTAGATTCTGTGCAACAATCAATGGAACATGGTCAGATCTTGGAACTGCAATTACAAGAGTAAATGCTGATGGAACAGCAGTAGCAGAGAGTGCTGTACTTACACCTGGGTCTGCTGGGTATATTACATTCAAGATAACATACAGCAGTGCATCAGCAATGACCTCATACTCTCACTTCGAACTTGATAGGTTGTCTTAAGTTTTCTGGTACTGTTTAAAAAGTCTTACGAGTACTATATAAAAGAGGTTAACAATGAACGAAGAAAAGAAAGATATGCCTAATACAATTGATCCATTAGATCATGCTAGCTATCGCGCAGTATGTGCAGAACTGGAAGCGGCAGGATTAAAGCTTGCTCTTCTACAAAGGGATGCAAAGGATCTTGAATATAAGAAGAATGAAATGACTGCCTTCCTCTGTCAGAAGTATGAAATTAAAGAGGGTGATCAGGTTCTTCCTGATGGAAAGATTGAGCGTAAATAACTATGGCAAGTCCAAAAGTAGAAGTATTTTTTGCATATGATTCAGTTACTGGTCTTCCAAAGCCAGGACTAGTTCCTACGTTTAGTAGCTATACAACTGAAGCTGGTGTAGCAATTGTTCCACAGCCATCTATTACAGATGTAGGCGGTGGAGCATATGAATTCACTCCAGTCTTTGCTGATCCTGCACACGGTATTATCTATCAAGTAGCTACTGGAGCATCTCCAGGTTATTGGGGTAGATACATGCGTCCAGAGGATTGGAATGATGATAACTCAAATGTCTTAGCATCTCTAATAAAGGCAAAGACAGATAACCTACCAGCATCTCCAGCCAATGAAGTAACAAGTACAGCTATTAAAGCTAAGACTGATCTTATTGGTACTGCTTCAGTTGCATCTCAATCAGATGTAACTACCGCAGTTACTGCATCCACTATTTCAATTAAGGGAGCACAAGATCTATCTATCTCCAATATTGCTGGTGGTGCAAGTTATGTACAGGCAGATGATAACCTACATGCAATCTCACAAGCTGTAAGCGGTGGTGGAAGTAACCCATGGGATGATCTGCTAGCTAATCATAATCTGTCAGGATCATTTGGTGCAGCTATTCGATTGATTCAGCAAGCAGTTGCAGGAGATCAGAAGATTGTAACAACTACAGCTAGATTACAGATTATAGACACCGATGGTGTTTCTGTTCTACGAGAGTTCTATCTCCTAGACGAGAATAATCAGCCATCTGTAAATAATACCAAGTACAGGAAGAAGGTTTAATCTATGGCAATTTCAGTAGCAAATGGTCTTGGAGGTGTAGGTAGTTCATACGCTACTCCAAATGACTTACAGTTTCTATCAATGCCAAACTTTGGAGATCCTGCTGCAATTGATGGTAATATTGTATCCCTTCCATTTACAGTTACTGGACTTTCTCTTATTGTAACTGTGACTATTGATGGGTTAACTCAACCGGAGTACACATATACCTTTCCAGCAGACTATGCCACACTAGATCTTCTAGTTGCTGCTATTAGTATCCCTGGTCTGATTGCAGTTAATAATGGTGGTGTTCTTAGATTAAGAACTACAAAGGTAGGTATCTCTCAGGGATTAACTATCAATCATCTAGGTACTGCAAATGAAAAGGTAGGATTCAATAAGTTCTTTGATACCACTATGAATGGCAGATCTACTCTTACAAGTGATATTACTGAAGATGAGATGATCTTTGCTCTTGTAGCTGCATCATCTCTAGCGAATGGTTATCTAAAGCGCAGATACCTTCTCCCAATTACTTCATGGAGCTATGACTTGATTCAAGTTATATGTGACATCGCAGCTTATAACATTGCAAAGAGACAAGGGTTCAATCCTGAAGTCTATGATGCCAATTGGGTTAATAAGTATAATGCTGGTATCAAGTGGTTAGAAGATGTAGGTAATCGTAGAGAGCATCCAGTTATTGTATCTGGCGGTGAACCACTAGCACCTACTGCATCTACACAAGGCACTCAGGATGACATTAGAGGTTGGGGTAACGTTATAGGTAGTCGTGGAAACTATCCATCTACAAGACCATTTGAGTAGCATTTAGAGATATTCTAATCTTAATCCCCTCTAGGATTCTCCAGCTTAGAGGGGATTTTTGTTTTAAAAGGAAATGAACATGAGAATTACTGAACACTTTGAGACATCCGAATTCCTCCAGAAGACTAGAGGATCAATCCCAGCTATGGAATATCCTACAGAATGGATTGAAGATAGACTTAAACCACTCTGCGAACAGCTAGAGATTATCCGTAAAGCATTAGGAGATATGTCCATTAGAGTTATCTCTGGATATAGATCTCCAGCATATAACAAGGCAATTGGTGGTGCTGATAAGAGTCAGCATATGGAAGGTAGAGCAGCAGATATTGTAGTACCCGGAAGACAAGCATCCGAAGTACATGCTCTTATCCTTCAGCTATCCAAGGACAAGAAGATTAATATTGGTGGTCTTGGAGACTATGATACCTTTGTCCATGTAGATATCCGACCAACTAAGAAGTTAATTCAATGGTCTGCTACAAGGGATGAGAGCTAAATAAAGGAGGAAAATCCCCTCCTCACCGTCCTCCCAACCGCCACCCATACCTCGCTACCCGCTCGACTACCACTCCGTGGGGATAATTCCTCATACATCTTATACCCAATCTTTACCAGATTTGTAAGCTGGCTTACGTGTCTGGGGGAAAGTGGCATGAGCAATTTGGCTAAAGTGTGTGATATCTCTAATGAATCTCAATTCACTACTCTAATTAAACAGAGAGAAGAAAGACACAGATAGACAGAAAAGAACTAGAGATCAAAATTTAGTTCAACTGAATCTTCTTGGGAGACTTCTTCTGGGATTGGTGGAAGATCTACAATCTCAGTTACAGAGATTTCATCATAAGCGTCGGAGTCTTCCTTAGAATTTATAACATTGAGAGCATGTAGGATATCAGACGCAAGGGTAGGATGTTTGTCGAATAGTTTAAGAACATCAACTACACCTGGATGGATGATGTTTTCGACAACGAATTGTTCGATCTCATCGTTCAGTCTAGAGAGATCGTATTTATTTGGCTTCTTTAAAATAACTAAAGATGCATCTTCAACTTCATATATAAAGTACCAGCCAAATGGAATTTTGGTAGTTTTATGTTCCATGTAAGCCACAGTCCTAGTACTATAAAAACATGAAACCTACTGAATTGATAGTTAATAGCGGTAATCCTAGATCTTCTGGTATTTATATGATTTTATGTTTGCCTACTGGGAAAGCATATATTGGTCAATCGAAGAACATTGAGACTAGATGGAGAAGTCATAAACTTACTTTAAGAAAACAAATACACCGCAATCCAATTCTTCAGAATCTTTGGAACAAGTATGGAAAGGATTGTTTTTTCTTTTATGTACTTGAAAATACAACACAAGAGAAGTTGACTGTAAGAGAGCAACATTATGTAGATTTAATAGATTCTACTCTTCTTATAAATATTGCTGTACCAGAAGATCCAACTAAACTCTCCCCAGAATCCATAGAGAAAATCCGACAAAAAGCTTATGGAAATAAGAGGGGTGTTGCAAATAAAGGTAAACACCACACAGAAGATTCTCGTAAGAAAATGTCAGAAAAGCATAAAGGTAAGAAGCTTTCAGAAGAGACTAAACTCAAGATGTCTCTGGTACGAAAAGGTAGGAAGCACACTCAAGAACATATAAATAATCGAGTAGCTTCCCTAATCAAAAATCGTACCGAAAATAATCCTACAAGTTAAAATTATTACCCATTCAATTGTTTCTAGAATAGATTGTATTTAAGGAGAAAGTTGGATGGTAGTAATGCTCATGATTATAAGCGTTTGTTTAATTGGAGATGCTTATATAGACTAGTTGGTGGTATTTTGGAATCCGCAATAGTCCAAGGATCAGATCCACAGAAGATTATCCATACTGGAGAATGAAATAATGGAAGACGCTCTCTCATTTGAAGATTTTGATTGCTCGGATGTATTGCCACTCACAGAGGAATGTAAGATGGCAAACTCAAGAACAGAAGACTATATCGAGGATGTAATGATCGATTCTGCTCTAATCAATAACATGTACTCAGTTATTGCAGAATGCTTAAACACAAACGAAGCTAATATATCTATTGAAAAGGCAGAGTTTGTAAGAGTTGGAGGTAAGTGCTCACAGGACTACTACTTACTCTCCGGTGTATATTGGGGTGTAGATGGAGAAGCAAGAGAGTTTAATAAGCTCCGCTTTTATCCAGAAGCTAGTCCATCAGTAGAAGATCTTGAAGGAGATCAGAAAGAAGTTATTAATGTTCTCCTTCACTAGATAGAACATTAGTAGAGAAAGCTAGAATGTCTAAAGATCAAATCGCACTAGAGATAAAGAATATTGTATTAAGTAAGAAGACTGTTACCCAAGATGAATTAGCTCAGAGATTAGCTGCAATCAGATTTCTTACAATTAGAGAAAGCTATCCTGTAATTAAAGATATGATCGCTAATGATCAACTTAGAATGACTACAGAAGCTACAGGTAAGATGGTATTTCATGCCTAGCTTATCCCCTGAGCAGATCGAGAAGATGGTTCAAAGTAGAAAGAAGAAGGAGGAACATCTTGCTACTTTAATTACAGAGAATCAATTCAACTTTCCAACCACTCTAATCTCTGGTATATACGCCATCTTCTGTATCTCTACAAATAAAGTCTACTTCGGTAAGTCTGTAAATGTAAGAGGTAGGATGCTAAAGCATAAGCGATGTTTGAGACAGGGTATTCATATCAATAAGAGATTACTCCGCGCATTTAGAAAGTATGGAGAGAGTCAGTTTATCTTCTGCTTAGTGGAGTCTGTAGTTCCAGAACTACTCTCAAAGCGAGAGAGACATTATATTATGCATTATAAGTCTTTTAGAGATTACTATGGATTTAACATAAAGAAGGTTTTATAGTACCTATTAGCACGAAAATTGCTGGAGAATTGAAGAAGCTAGGGAAGAGATTCTCTAGCTTTTTTAATATAAGGAGAAAGAATATGCGTACTAGAGATAAAGAAGTCATACAAGAAATCCCATGTCCAATCTGCGGTAACAAGTTTATGCCACAGAAAGTCTTCCAAAAGTTCTGCTCAGTCTCCTGTAGAACCAAGTTCCATAACCATAAGAATAAGAAACCGTCTACCTAAACTTGGCACACTTCTTGCGTTTAGGGAGTAAAAAGAATTCTAGAAAACATGATAAGTGTGTGTTCTACCAGCACTATCTCATTTTGACTGTCTAATTAAACAGAGAAGAGATAGACACAGAGAAAGAATAGAGGGTAGAGTAGAAATAGAAAGCTATGGACTAAGAAAGTCTGTGGTTAAAATCGTGATAAAAGGAAAATAAGAAATGGCAAATAACTATTTAGCTCCGGTTTTTACTGATGCAGCTTTACTTGGTCAGACAATTGTAACTGGTGGTGGAGGTGGTGGTCCAACTGGTCCTGCTGGTGGAGATCTCTCTGGCACATATCCAGATCCTGCTCTCAATGATGTTACTGTCCCAGGTGTTACTGGTGGTACTACAGGTGTTCTTACAAGACAGGGTACAAATAGTATCTATCATCGCAAGTGGAACTTTGGAGCTGGTGCTGATCCTACTCTAAATACAGACTCTACTCAAGGTTATGCACCTGGCGCACTATGGTTCAACGTAACAAATAATAGACTATGGGTATGTGTAGATAACACTGCCACAAGCGCAATTTGGATTCTAGCAACTGCTGGTAGTGTTCAGTCTTCTACTCAGGTTCAGGACAATGAAGTATGTATTGGTCCAATCTCTGGTGGTGGTGGATTACCTTCATATAGAGCATTAGCATATCAAGACATCCCCACTCTAACTTATAAGAAGGTAGCTGCTGGTAGAGGAACTCCTGGTGCTATTACTGTTCCAGGTGTTCTAGTTGGAGATGCTATTGTAGATACTCTTGGTTGGGTAATTATGGCAGGTACTATTGTAGAGATTACTGATGGAGACTTTGAATCTACTGTTAGTGTGAATGGACAGATCCAGCAATTAACAGCAGCAGATTTAACTGGTCTGAACTTCAGATTCTTACTACAGCACCGTAGCTAGTAATAATAAATACCAATCGGTTCGTTAATTGATTAAACTTTCTAAAGGATAAGGTTAAATACATGTCAAACATCTCAAGCGTTCTTTCACAGTCTGGTCTTCTTGGTAGCGCAGATACCACACCAGCAGGTTCTATTACAGCTACTCAGCTAGCTACTGGTGCAGTTACCTCTGCAAAGCTTGCAGCAAGTGCTGTCACAGTTGGTAAGCTAGGTCAGAGTGTTCTAGTTCCATATAGTGCATCCGGTCTTGCGAGTGCTGGTGCAATTACTACAACTGGTACAAAGGTTGGCGATAAGGTTCTAGCAGTTATGGGTTTTGTTACTTCTAGCTCTGTGTGGGTTGGTCTAGATACCACTCACTTTGAAGCTACTGTCACTGTTGCTGATCAGATTCAGCAGTCAAGTGGTGCTCTAAGTGCTAATACCTATATCTTTCTAGTCCAGCCACAGAGCTAATCGGAGGATATAAATCATGGCTAATCTAGCATACCCATTTAATAATCTAGCAAAGGGTTGGAAGACTTCGCTTACAGCAGGTACTCCAGCTCATATTCTTATTGATCCAGGTGTTACCTATTACGGAGTTCTAGTTCCATCAGCAGATGCTGAATGTCACTTCTTATTCAATAATGCTGGTGATACCCCAAATGCTGCTGCACTAACTCCTACTGGAACAGGAAAGGCAGGAATATCAACTACATATAGTAAGTTTGACTTCTATCTAGTTGCTCCTCCAGTTACTGTTGCAAATCCAGGTGGTCAAGTATCCGTTCTTCTAGATGGTGCGGGAACTGCCGTACTGTATTTAAGCAGAGTCTCACCTGCTTATTAATTACTAATCTCCTTAGTAATCTAAGCTGTATAGGATTAACCTCCTATGCAGCTTTTTTATTATCCTGAATACTTAATTAAATCTATTCTAGAATTATGTATGAAGTTCAGAGAAGATTCACAGAGGATCAGATAAGATTAATGAGGAAGATGCGCAGTGAAGGAAAGAAGCTAAGAGAAATAGCCAACTTCTTTAAGGTGTCTGTAGTATCAATTCATCGTATAGTAACTTATGCGAATTATAGTCATGTAGATTAATTAGTCTTGACTGTTGTGTCACATCTTGACATTATAATGGTATGACTAGTAAAGAGTTTATAACAAGGTATTCAAAAGATGTCTCAGTTAAAAATGCCGTTGGCATTTATGCTATTTATTGTATTGGAGACGATAAGATATACGTTGGCCAATCTAAGAATATATATAGGAGATGGAGGCATCATAAGTCTAAATTAGATACCAAAAAGCATCACAATATTCATCTACAAAATGCATGGAATAAGTATGGAAAGTCACTCTTTCTATTTATTGTTCTAGAAATATGTGATGTTGCACTCTTAACAGAGAAAGAGGAATTCTATCTTAGTCAATTAGACGAGACTCTACGTTTCAATCTTCATATTGTTAGAGAACATATGCAGATGTCTTCTGAAACAAAGGAAAAGATCGCCAATAAATTGCGCGGTACAGATAGATTAACTAAGGAAGGTAGGAAAAAACTTAGTGAAATAAATAAGGGAAATTCTAACTTCAAGGGAAGAACCCATTCAGAAGAATCTAAAAGAAAGATATCTGAAAGGCAAATCGGCAAATGTCTTCCAGAAGAACAAAGGAGAAATCAATCCTTAGCACATATGGGGAAAATAGCCTCAGATGAAACTAAGAAGAAAATGTCTCTTGCTAAGAAGGGTAAGAAGTTATCCCCAGAAACTATATCTAGAATGATAGCAGCACAACAAAAAAGAAGACTTGAAGCTAAAGTCTATAATAGACTACAAACGACGGAGAATAATAATGAGTAAATCCAAAGAAGCAATACCTGATGACTTAATTCCAGGTATGGTTGAGACATACAGAAAGAAGCTACTAGAGACTACTTCAGCAGAGCTTGCATATACAGCAGCACATGACTACTTAAAGAGTAATGGGTGTGAATCTGTTCGTAGAACGGTTCAGAGATGTATCTCTAAGCAGATTGGCGGAGCATATAAAATTGATGCCAAATCGAATTCTTTTAAAGTGGACCAAACACATGAATCGGATCTTGAGTCTCTCAAGATAGAGATGGATGAAATATATCAAGCATTAAAGGAACGCTTCTTTACACATAAGAATAGCACTCCAGTTAATGATATTATGATGCAGACTTATTCAGACAAACTACGTGGTTATCATGAATTATATTTAAAGATGTTATCCTTGTCTCCTAAGAAGACAACTAATACAACCTCTATAGACTTAGGTGATGGTGGTGGAAAGATTGTTATAGCTAGTAGCTTAGAAGGTGAGATTTAATGTATGCCAACCATCAAGAAGAATAGCTATAAGATTACAGACAATGACTTTATAGTTAAGAGTAAAGCTCAGCTAGACTTTTTGAAAGCTGACTTCGATAATGTACAAGAAGCATTGCTGACTGGTCCAGGTGGTACAGGTAAGACTGTTGCTCTATTAATATCTAGTCTTGGTCCACAGAAGAATGGAAATCTCCTTATACAGAACGGTAGTTATGTAGGAGTTATTATCCGTAGAGAAGCTACACAGCTAGAGAAGTCTGGACTTATTAATGCTGCTCTTGAGTGGTATACAAAGTTCGATCCAAAGGTAGCTTACAATGGATCTCTGCGTAAGTTCACCTTCTCTAGTGGGGCACAGATCTGGTTCAGAGGAGTAGAGTCTGAGGATGATGCTCTTAAGTTCAAGGGATATACGAGACTTCACTTCTTAGGTGTTGAAGAATTAACGCAATTCACTGAAAAGCAATTCGACTTAATCTCTACTCGTCTTAGAGATGCTACTGGTAAGATACCATTAAGAATTAGATGTACCACAAATGCTGGTGATACTGGGGAGGATTGGGTATTAGATCGATATAAGTATTGGTTGTACCAATCATGTATTACTCCTCTAGATCCACCAATTAAGACTGAGTATGGTAAAAGACTTTATACATACATTGATGAAGAAGATCCAGACTTAAAGAGAGTAGTTACGGATACTAAACCTAAAGGATCATCCGAACAGTTTGTTTGTATAGAGACTAGAGTTGATGACATTATGAAAGACAATCTCCAGACTCTTGGTAAGATCAGTGATCCTATTCTTAGAGCACAACTATTAGGACATAAGTGGGGATTACGTGCAGAAGCTGGAATGTACTTCTCAGAGTTAGATTTTAAAGAAGCACAAAGAGCAACTAGTTCACAAGTTGTACGTATTAGATATTGGGATAAAGCAGCTACTAAGACAGGAGACTTCACATGTGGATTACTTCTATGTAGAACATGGAACGATTACTACATTATTGAAGACTGTGTTCTAGAGAAGGTGGATGTATCTAAGGTAAAAGACTTAATCATGTCTACTGCTAGGAGAGATGGAAAGGCAGTTATCATAGGTATCGAACAAGAAGGTGGATCTTCAGGTAAAGAGATAGCTTATGAATATGAGCAGGCATTAAGAGCTGAAGGATTTAGAGTTGTTATTGACCAGAAGACAGCTAATAAAGAGACATCATCTAAGCTAGCTAGAGCAGCTATCATATCTCCAGTAGTAAAGTCTGGAAGAGTTGGTGTTATTTATGGATCGTGGAAGAATGAATTCCTTAAGCAGTTGGTTAACTTCCCAAGTAAGGGTATTCATGATGATGCAGTTGATGCACTAACTGGAGCATATATGCTATTAACAACAAAAATAGCTGCACCGCTCGCAGCAGATAATACACTTAATTTCATAAGAACAGCACATCAACTACTTCCAACAAATCTATATGCAGGGAGATCTATGTATTAGACTAAAGGGAAGTTATTCTAAGGAAGAAAAGATAAGGATATAAAATGGCAACAAAGAATAAGGTTACTGCAAAGGTAACAGATAAGAATGCTGAATCTCCTATTGTTGTAGTTGGTGATGATGGTAGCTTACCCAAGAGTGTAAAGTCTGCTACTCCACCAAAGCCAGCAAAGAAGAAGAAGCCAATCAATAAGCCTGATGATTTTAGTCGTAAGCCAATTGCTACTGATGATCTAAAAGATAGAATTCTAGATCTCTATGTTGCTCCTACAACTCAATGGTCTGTCCAGTCTGCAATTGCTGCACTGGATAATCATGAGAGAGGTAACTTCTCTACTTCAGGTAGACTTGCAGACAATATGCTCAGAGATCCTCGTATTGGATCTGTAATTGATACAAGAGTTCTTGGTGTACTTGGACTACCATTTGAATGGAAGTTCGATAAGGATCCTACTCCACAAGATATGGGAGCATTAGAGATCCTACAAGAGTCATGGCATCACATGTTTATGGATTCTGTAGCTGCTCAAGTACTACGCAATACAATCATCATGGGATACTGCCTAGTAAATAACTACTGGGATGAAGTAGATGGATACTTTATTCCAAAGCTTACTGTATGGCATCCAGCTAATGCTTATTACAATATTGGTACAAGAAAGCTTAGTGCATTCACATATAACCAATCTGTTGTAGAGATGGAAGCTGGAGACTATCGCTGGATGGTATTTAAGCTACTGGATCATGAGAGACCATGGATGAGTGGTGCAATTCGTAGACTTGCTTTTAGCTATCTAGCTAGAACATACGCTATGAATGATTGGAGAACTAATAGTGCTGTCTATGGCAATCCTATTAGAAAGCTAATGACTACTATGGAAGCTGCTGCACAGCCAGATACATATACATTCATTAAAGACATGGCGGATAGAATTAGAATGGGAGCACCAATTGCTCTACCATTTGGATTCGATCTACAGCAGTTAGAATCAACACAGCACTCTCCAGAGATGTTTAAGATGTTGATTGATAAGTGTGATACAGATATTGCAATCTCAGTACTTGGACAGAATCTTACTACAGAAGTAAAGTCTGGAAGTTATGCTGCTGCAAATATCCATAGAGACATTATGCTTGAGTATCTTCAAGCAGATGTAAATCTACTAAATAAGACTGTCTATCATCAGTTAATCCTACCCTTCTACCAGTTCAACTTTGGAGAGGATATTCAGATTCCTCATCCACACTGGGATGCTACCATTCCAGAAGATACTGATCAGATTAATGAAGGATTACTAAAGAGATCTCAGTCTCTAGCAACTCTAGGTGATGCTCTCATTAAACTAAAAGAGAGTGGATTTGGAGATATGCTGAATATGACTGAGATTGCTAGAGAGTTCCGTATTCCACTAAATGTGAAATACAACACTCCAACTACTAGCGAGTAAATGATTACTCTGATGATTTAAATTGTTTTAAGATACAAAGGAAAGGTAACGATAATGGCATATATTGTAGGTACTACAGTAATTGAGAATGTAATTGATGCTCATAATGCTACCCATGCTCAAACACATGGTACCGCATCAAAGCACAATGATGGTCCAGACTATAGTATTGATGGAGTGGAGCAGGTATTGACTGGAGGTAGTCCAACTACACTTAATCAATCTGCGTCAGTATTCATTAATGCGAAGTCTTTATTTAATAACAATCACCTTAATAGAGGTGGCAATGATATCTTTGCACATAAGGTTGTAGACTCTGCAAACGTTGTAACTGCAAATATGAGTCCTGGTCAGGTATATACTGCTGCAATTCTATATGCACTACAGGCATTAGTTGGAGAAGAGATTACATCTTATAACAATCACATCTCCAACAAGAAGCCAGATGGAACTGCATCTGGAGTACACGTTGCACCAGATACTACAAATGTTCTTGGTGGTAATCTATCACTCGACTCATTTACAGCAATTGCATATGCACTTAATGATCTTAAGCTAAATGCTAATAATCACTTCGTCTTTTCAGTAACTGCATCACCGCACTTAATTACAGACTCTGTAAACATTATTGCTGCACCGAATGCTACAGATAGTAATTATGATTCTATGATCAACCTAGCGAATGATATTAAGGCACAACTAAATGGTCACTATACTCAAGCTGGTGTTCACCCTGTGGATGATACTTTTAATACTATTGTTGGTGCAAATATTACCAATCCTGCTGGTATCTTTGATCTTGCTGTTCAGTATAAGACAAAGCACAACGCACACGTTGGTTCTACTACTTATCACAATAGTGCTGATGCAACTAATGCTCTAGTTTATAGTGGTCCAGCTACCATCAGCGAACTCATTACTGCTGCGCAGGAAGTGTATACCAAGCAGACTGCTCACTTTAGAGCAGCTCCTGTAAGTCGCGCAATGGTTTCTGTTTAAGTTGTTATTCTCTATCTATTTATCTCTG